GATGTGGCTCCAGTTGACATTGAAGCTGAGCGTCAAAGAGCTTTCAAACTGTTAGATCAACCAGATGAAGTTGACATACCTGATGTCTCCAAAGGTGTTGACGTTGCTGACTTAGACTTCTCTAAGCAGTTTTCTGTCAGCGACTTGGTTAAAGACGAAAGCCTCTTTGGTGTTATTAAAGATGTGCAGAAGCTTAGACAGGATAAAGAGTTTAAAGAAGGTGATAGCAGAGAAGACTTTGTTAATGAGTTTCTAGCTGATCAACGATTCACTGACTTTAACACATACGGTACGATCAGTGAGTTGTCATATATTAAGAACGCTGATCCTGAAGAAGCTAGGAAGTCTGCACTTGCTCGTAAGGTTTATGGTAACACTGCCAGCTTCTATGAAGAGGGTGGTCAAGGTGGCATCTCTCCATACTACGACATCATCAAAGCTATTGCAGTAGACCCAGTGTCTTATCTTGGATTTGGTGTTGGTAAGATTGCAACAGCTGGTGCTGCCAGAGTTGCTGGAACAGCTGCAACAAAAGAACTTGCAGAGCAAGGACTAAAGCAAGTTGCTAAGAAAGCTGCTGGGTATGGTGCTGTATCAGAAGGTCTCATTGGTGCTGCTGCTGCCATTACAGATCAGAATCTTTCTAACACTGTTCTAGAAAAGCTTGACGAAGAACCTGAAGAAGTTAACTGGGGTGTTGTTGGTCTTGTAGGTGTTGTTAGTGCTGCACTGGGTGGTATATCTACGTATGCAGGTGTTAACAAAGATCCATCCAAGACAATGAACTTGATAAACGAAGAGATCAAGAAGCGTCAAGCAAAGGTTGCTGACACCATTGCACAGCCTCCAACAAAGCTAGAAGAGATAGTGATGGGGCCAATCAGCGATGGCATGGACGAGGCCGTTGAAGGGTATATGAAGGCTCACGGTAATAGTATTGTAGATGCTTTAGACCCTGAAGGTATTATCACAGATCCAAGAGTTAAAGTAGATTACGTTAGGATTACAGCACAGGCTGCATATAAGATGTGGCAATCAAACCCTGCTGAGTATGGAAAGATGAAGGGTGAGAGAGTTCAAGATGTTATCGCTAGAATCATCACATCATCCGATGCTCTTGACGACACTGCTGTTGAGCAAGGTTTGATGCAGCTTGGTATTAGTAAGAATGAATACGCTGGTATGTTCTTAGCATCTGGCTCAGCCAGTGGTCAAACTCTTAATGCTCTTTCTCAATTTGCAAAGAATGTAACAAAGGAAGACACCGCTCTTAAGAAGAAGTTTGATGAGCTTTACGGTTCAGAAGATGAGCGTGTTGGTGCTTTTGCTAAAGGCATAGACTTCCTTAGAAGAATTGATAGAGAGAGTAAGGTTTGGATCACATCCGGTATTGACACTCTTATGCGAAACATTGTCGGTACAAGTATAGGTATGACATTGAAAGCTGGTTCAACAATGCTTGAGGGTATTGTTTACGCAGCAGGTGTTGGTGTTAAAGGAGCTTTGACAGGTGTTAAAACTGGAGATGCAACAAAGATAATATCAGAATCATATGCTGATGCTGTTGGTGTGTTCTTTAATTTAGTGGATACAAAGAAGAAGAATCTGTCATACCAAACTGCTGAAGAGATTCTGAAGTTCAACCCAACAGCTAGAGATACATTGTTCAAGTCTTTACAAGAGACTGGAGAGCAAGACATTAGTAAGCTTGGTCGATGGGCTAACACAATGAACGTTGCTGTTGACGGTGTATTCCGTAGGGCAGTGTTTACAGACTCTGTTGCTAAGCAGCTTAAGGATCAAGGTATTGATCTGTACACTGACATCTTGGCAAAGAATAAAGTTGTACCAGCTCCTGTTATTAAAAGAGCAATGAATGATTCATTGAAGTCAACGTTCTCTTATATGCCTAAAGAGACTAAGAAGGGTGTAAGAAACTTAGAGACAATGGGTGAGACTGGAGCATCGATGATTGTTAAACTAGTTGAAACAATTCCTTTATCATCATTAGCTATTCCTTTCCCAAGATTCATGGCAAACGCTATGGCTTTTCAGTACAGGTATAGCCCTGCTGGTGGACTCTTTGGTGCTGGTGGAGACTTCCTAACTGCCAGAGCACTGCAAAAAGAAGGTAAGGAAGAAGCTTCACAGGTAATGTTCCGTCAAGCTAACATGAAGTTTGCACAGGGTGTTGTTGGAACATCAGCTCTCTATGCAGCTTACAACTACAGAGAAAATAATCAAGGTGAAGATTGGTTCAATGTTAAGTTGACAGAGGGTGGTATAACAGACGTTAGATCTCTGTTCCCTATTGGCCCATACATGGCAGTTGCTGACTTCATGGTTAAGATGGACAAGGGTGAGCCAGCAAAGACTGGTGATATGATTGAGTCGTTTCTTGGTATGAAGTTGCCAGCAGGTACATCAGGTTATTTCTTTGATAACATAGCCGCTGCAATGGACTCTGAGAAGTCAGCTGATCAATTGCAAATTGCAATCGGTAAAGTAGTTGGTGATTACGTTGGTAGATTCTCACAGCCTTTTGTTTTCAAACAAGCATATGACACCATTGATATGCTAAGAGAAGAAGGGTCACTCGCTAGAGATCCGAACGTGTTAGATGAAGGTGAAGGTGGTGGTACTGCTGCTGTTCAGAGAATCATGAACAAACTTCCTATTCTTAAAGAATACTTACCAGAGGCAGCACCACGATTCAGAGAGAGTGAGAACATCTACAAAGAGGGTGAGTTGTTTAACCGTCTAATTGGTATTAGACAGATGCCTAATAAGAGTGGTGCTGAGAAAGAAATAACAAGACTTCAAATCAATCCATACTCAGTGTATGGTAGATCAACTGGAAGTAAAGAGTTTGATAACAAGATCGTTAGAGAGATCAACAAAGATGTCCTACCTCTTGTTAAAGAATTGATTGCAGATGAAGAGTATCAACGCGCTACATTCCTTGAGAAGAAGATTGCAATGCATGAAGTGATTCGTGAATCTGTAAGCTTCATTAAAGGTAGGGTTATGGATGAGATGCAGTGGGACGATGAGAAGAGAGATAAATACTACAAGCTTCAGTTCAACAAACTGCCAGATCTTACAAGAAGATTCATTAATGAGAGATACAATAAAGATTATGGTATGACAATGGAAGAAGCCAATGACTACCAAGATCTTGACTGGTACAAGTTTGAACTTGACCTTGTTAAAAAAGGAAGCTTCGAATAATGGGACTATTTAATAAAGCAATAGGTAAAGCTACAAAGAACCTAAGCAGGATATCTGGAGATGTTCTTGAAGAAGTAGTGTCCCCATCAAAGAAGCTGATGGGTGACATGCAGAAGGCTGCTGAAGTTCCATCTCCGTTTGAAGCTGAGGTGATGACACCAGTTTCAAAGGGTAAGTATGTTGGCCCTGATGGGTCTGGATACAATGATTGGTTCACTGGTATTGATGATACTGAAATCTCAGCAATGGAGAAGAAGATCGCCAGCGACTACGACATGTCAGTGGATGAGCTGATCGATCAAGCACCGGAGCAGTTTGCTAATGAGCTTGCGATGGAGTGGAGCTTCTTAAAGAAGAGCGGTGATAAGTCTAAGCCGTACCCAATGAATGAAGACTTTCCAGATCAAGGAGAGATGTTATCCGATGCTGGGTTTAAGAAGGTTAAGAAACTTGCTGCTGATAAAGCCAACCCATTCTACGTTGACCCCAATATAAAGAAGAAGGAAGCTGCTGATAAGCAAGCCATTGAGATTGCTACAAAAGAAGCAGAGTCTATATCATCTATCGCAAAGATGGGAGACCCATTTGATATTCAAATGCGTGATCAAAGAGATAAGTTTATTGGAGAAGTTAAGAAACTAAGAACTGCATTGTTCGGAGACCTTAAGAAGGGATTGGAATACGCTGAGTATGATGACATTGTTCTTGGTAAAACTCAAGGTGAGTTTAGAGCAGCAACTGGTAGAGAGTTTATTCCGTCTAACAAAGATGACGTAGCTCAGTTTAAAGCCATTGCTGAAAGACAACAATCATTGCTTGAAGTGTTGCGTAATAAGTATAAAGATAATCCACCGATTAAACTATTTCATGGGGCATTTGATGAAAAGGCTGCGGATGTAATTAATTCGAAGGGATTGTCTGCTGATAAAGGTAATCAGGCTGAGCTTAACATGAAAGCTACATCGTTCACTAAAGATCTGAACCTTGGCTTCACAGAGGTGGATGCTTTTGGTGGTAGAAATCCATCAGCATATTTGTCAGTAGAGTTTCCATATCCAGAGTATAAGTTCTTAAGGGTTGATATGTCTAAAAAGGATTATGATCAGATGAACATGAACGTCATCTTGAAGACAATCAGTGGTGACCCTAAAACAACTAGACCACTGGGACTTCCTAGAGGTGAGCTTAAGGAAACAGAAGATACATTCGTTGAAGCAGAGAAGCTTAAAGACAATTATCTTATGAGGAAACCTACTGAGCAAGTTAACAAAGCTCAAGAGGGATTGCTTTCTTTAGAGGGAGATTTGAACAAGCTACGTGGAGAGATTGGTGTAGGTACAAAAGTTAATACTAAGAAAGAAGCTGTGTTGAAATACAACTTGATCAGAGACTATGTTAAAGCTGTCAGCAAGATGAGCAAAGCTACTTCTGTGACAGGTGGTGCTGGTCAACGATACCAAAGAGAGTTTGTTAAACTTGGGATGAACAGCAAAGAGTTGAAGAAACTGGCTAAAATCCTTAGAGACAATGGTATGATAGCTAGAGCTGAGAACATTGAAGCTTATGACACAATAAAACTTGGTGAGTCAATCAAGCTTGACCCACTGATGAAGAATCAAATTCGTGGCAGCAGTAGCAACGAAGCGATGCTCAACCTCACTGACAAGTTTAATAGGGGTGGATTAGTAATTCGTTAATGAAAAAAGCCAGCGCAATGCTGGCTTTTTAGATGGTGCGTCCTAGAGGATTTGAACCTCTGACCTACAGCTTAGAAGGCTGTTGCTCTATCCAACTGAGCTAAGGACACGTTGATTTAGTTTGTGAAGGTTGTCAAAGTAGGCTCTGTCAAAACCTCTTTGCCACTCTAATCCTTTGCTTGCTGTACTCTCATACTTGTTATTAAGCCAGCCCCTGCTGAAAGCATAATAACCCTCTTTGAATTGAAACGATAAAGGTGGTGATCGTTCTTCTCTCATTGCTTCTCCTTTAGATTTTTAATCTTAAGATTATAACAGTTACTCTTAACAACATATCCATTAGATGGATCAGTAGTTCCCTTCTCCATATAGTCAGCGTCTTTCATGTACGCCTCCTTACCATAGACACCTAGATACCAACCAACACTGTAGTCCATTTTAACACGGACAAAGCAATACATGTCACACTTCTGTTTAGTATTAAACGCTGATATAGAACAGTCATAGGAATCTTTAGGCTCCACTGATGTCTGTTTAGTTTTAACATCTACAGTTGTACCATCATCCAATACTAGATCGTAGTCGTATGTATTGTTAAGAACACCGCCCAATACTTTCTGAGCAATAGCCTCTCCAATAAAACCAGCGATGTTACCACCACCTCTCGTAATGCTGTTATGAAGAGTGCCCATCTCTGATGCTTTATCTCTAGCGGTTAACAACATGTCGTCAGTGATGGTAACTTCAATCATTCATTGTCCTCCGGTTTGTCTATATACACAGCATCTCCGTAATAGATTTGACAGAATGGCAGCTTCAATATCAATCCATTGAATGCCAGAAGTCTTTCTTGACCATCTTCATCCTCAGTGATGTGACAGATGTCTCTGGAGTATTCAATATCTAATCCCATACCTTGTCGTATTCTAAACACTACCATTGTAAAATCCTTTTAAGTTGAACATATTTATTATACATCAATGATTCAATCACTTCCCTCTAAATAAAAATCTCCAAAGTAGAAATACATGAAGGGTATCTTCACAATCATTCCAATAAACAAAGCCATCTCACCGTCTTCATTTTCATCAGAATCTACAATATGAAATACATTGTCATTAAACTCTATGTCAATACCTATACCTTGACGTAATCCAAAGCTAATTGACATTCTCATCCTCCCATTTCAGTTTAGCAACAATGTAATTCTTAACCAAACTACTACGCACAATATCAGACACAGAGAACTCAATCTCGGTGAACTCCTTCATGTTACGGATAATGGTTAAGAAGTCCAACAAGCCGCTTTTATCATCCCTCTTCTTCAAGTCCACCTGACGATAATCACCACATAAGAAGAACTTACTTGTATGACCTACACGGGTAATAATGGTATCCAACTCATGCATTGTACAGTTTTGACTCTCGTCTAGAATGACAATGGCATTGTTAAACGTAGTACCACGAATAAACGATGTAGACAAGAACTCAACGAACCCCTGCTCTACCAACCTATCCCAAGCGTCCTTACGTTTAAATAACTCAGCGGCTATCTGCTTATACGGCTCTGTGAACTGGTTCATCTTCTCCGCTGCATCTCCCGGTAAGTGACCCATCTCCCTACTCTGTACACTAGACCGGATAATAACCAACTTCTGATAGGGGTTACTCTTGTCCATAACCTCTTCCAGCGCCTTGTAGAAGGCAATGTAAGTTTTACCTGTACCAGCTACACCAGACAAGGCACAGAAGTAATGACCCTGTTGGTAGGCATCAAAGAAATCTTGCTGCTTCTCTGTTTTAGGGCTAATCGTCATCATATCATCCAACCTCATTTTCAGTCCATGTTGAGGCTTGGTTGGTTCTGTTTCAATTGTCTTTTTTTTACGAGTTACCATTAAGCTGTCTCTTTCAAAATGTTATTTATTAATTCTTCTTTAGCTTTCAAATATACTTCAACAGCCTCTTGCTCTGTAGCATATTGCCCTAACTCTGTGCGTAAATTTCGATACCTAATACGTGCCCTCCATTTTCCTGTGTGTTTATGAAAATCTACACCTTTTCTTTTAGATGAATTCAAAGCATTTAAAGAACGGCTGGCTGGTCTTAAATTGACAAACCTGTTATCAAATGGATTCTGGTTAATATGGTCTATAAGGGCGGGGCAACTTCCTGTCATCAAATAAAAGGCTATTCGGTGAGCTAAATATTTACTTTTTTTATGCTGAATATGCAATGCATTTTTCTTTTGTGTCCCTGCAAACCAATCCTTATTGTGCTTACCTTTATTATTTATCCATTTAAACAGTCCATTGTCAGGGTTATATTCTAAAAATGTTTCTAATCCAGTGAGGTCTTTCATTATGCTGCTTTCCCCCATACGTCAGCCCAAGTGCCTGTTGTAGCACCCTTTGAATAATCAGTCACACGTTGTTCAAAGAAGTTGGTGTGGCTTACACCTAACATACCATCAACCCACGGTAAAGGATTCTTCTTAACCTTAAACACTCCTTTCATACCCATACTGATTAAACGGCGATCAGCAATGTAACGGATGTATTCTTTAACTTCCTCTTTTGTCAACCCTTCAATGTTACATAATCCAAAGGCTAAGTCAATGAATTGGTCTTCGAGATCCACCATGTTACGTGCAATCTGCTTGATGTTAGCAGCGCTGCTGTCACCGGGGTTTTGTTTAACCCATTCACGATAAACTTTTATCATTCCCTCAGCATGCATTGTCTCATCAACAACACTCCATGCAATGATTTGACCTAAGCCTTTCATCTTACCGTTACGTGCAAAGTTCAACAACATAACAAAGGATGAGAACAACTGCATACCCTCACCAAAGGCAGAGATGGTTGCAATCTTCTCAGCCATAGGTAGGTCGCCTAACGTCTTAAAGTACTCATGCTTATCTACCATCTCACCGTACTGCATGAACTCGTTGTAGGTGCTCTCAGGCAGTCCTAGCGTCTCAATCAGGTGGGCATAGGCGGCAACGTGTAGAGCTTCCCGTCCAGCAAAGCCACTCATCATCATACGCACTTCAGGTTGCTTGAACGCTGGAATGTAATGGGTGTAGTAACCGTCACCAATGTCTAGGTCACCCTGCACAAAGAACCGTAGTATCTTAGTCAGGAACTCTCGCTCGTCTGTACCCAACTTCTTCTGATAGTCCTTCAAATCCTCACCCATAGGAACCTCTGTGTGTAACCAATGGCTCTGCTCATGCTCTAGCCATGCGTCATATGCCCAAGGGTACATAAAGGGTTTAAACGTTGTACGCTCTTGTGTTAAATCTTTTTTCATCCGTCTCTTTCTGTTAATCCCATAAACTTTGGTAATAGACACCAAATAGTCTGAACCCGTTTTGAATACGCTTTTCATATTCCTTACGTCCGTTCTTATCGTGAACCTCAGTATGGTTAGGGCCTTCAATCATTTCAATGTTTCCGTTTTCCAGTTTACGCCATTGTAAATCTGAGACTCCTGTTACGAACTGCTTTTCCCAGCTATCATCCATTTTGCTTTCAAACGCAAAGATCATTTCGTCTAGTATCCATATCCATCCTTGTTGGTGCTGTTCGTCAACATTGCCGTGTAGCTCCTTGTGTACGTCAGTTAGATCAATAAGTCCCCATCCGTGTCTGGATTCTTTCAGTTGCTTCAGTAGGGGTAGTATGACGAGGGACAATGTATGATCCATGCTACACGTATCCCAAGGATCTATATGCACTTCAATTATACGTTTCTGTTTGCTATAGACCCAACTTAACAACTTCGATAATAAGGTGTCCGGCCTGTCAAGACTCCACTTTATTATGTCTCCAGCTTTTGCTTCAGGCTCTATACTACCATACGCAAGCCACTCACCTAAATGATGAACCCACTTTGGTTTGCTTTTAAAACCATAATCATCGACTTCCTTTTCTACCCAAAAGCAAAGTAGGTCTGCCAGTTGATACGGCCCAAACCAGTATTTATATTTTCCTATCTTTACTAGCATGGTTGGTTAGGGTTATGTGTCATCACCACTGTCTCCATGTGTTACTAATAATATGCAGGCAGGTGACCACCTCTAGCCACCTTACCCAACTCAACTGCCTTAACCTTCGCAAGCCAGACATGATTCTCCGTTCACTATAGCAGATAAGTCTATCGAGGTTAACTTAACTGCACTGCCTACTTTCTCTGCCCTACGCACTTTATCGCTACGTAGGTAATACAAGCTCTTCAACCCCTTCTTCCACGCCATGAAGTGTACAGCATGAAGATACTTGATCTGCACATCTGGACGGAAGAATAGGTTAACACTCTGCCCTTGGTCGATATAGACTTGACGGTCACTAGCAAGCTCAATAATCCAGCGCTGGTCAAGTTCCATCGCAGTCTTAAACACAGCCTTCATATTGTCGTCAATGTCCAGATGCTGCACACTGCCATCGTTGGCGATAATTGTTGCCCATGTGTCATCATCATCCATATCAATCTTAGCAAGCTCTCTAGCCAACCACTTATTTTTAGTAACATATGCACCACTTAAAGTATCCTGACGATAAGCATTAGCCCGATAAGGTTCAATGCTAGGACTGGTATTACCCATGATAATAGAAGACGATGCGTTGGGTGCAATAGCCATGTGATGACTAAAGCGCCTGTTAACCCCGTGCATAGCAGCATCAGGGCATGCACCACGTTTATCAGCCAAGTAAGAATCTCCACGCAAACACTCCTTGTTTATATGGCTGAAGATATCCTTGTTAGTCATCTTGGCCATCACACCCTCAAAGGCTAAGTTATTCTTCTGTAAGTAGGCATGAAAACCTAACGCGCCAATTCCAATAGACCTCTCACGGGTAGCAGAGTAAACTGCACGACGAACACTATCAGGAGCGTTGCTGAGGAAATAGTCAATAACATTGTCAAGCATTTCCATAACATCCGGTACAAACTTTTCATTACCTTTCCACTCATCAAAGTACTCCAAGTTCAAACTACTCAGGCAACACACCGCTGTACGATCTTTACTGGTGGGTAAGAAGATTTCTGTACATAGGTTACTACCGTTAATTGTTAACCCCTCCTTCTGCAACCATGAGGGCATCTTACGGTTAGCTTCGTCAATGAAGATAAGGTAAGGCTCTCCGGTCTGCATACGTAAGTCTAACAACTTCTGCCACAAGTACTTAGCTGATACCGTCTCAACAACTTCTTTACTAGCGGGGTTTATTAAGTCCCAGCTATCATCAAAGTCATCATCTAACATTGCCTTCTCTAACACCTGCATAAAGGCATCTGATACGTTAACACCATGATTCAGGTTAGGTGTGCGTAGGTTCTGGTCGCCTGTTGCCTTACGCATCTCTAGGAACTGAATGATGTCAGGATGGTTAATGTCCAAGAAGGCGGCGTAACTACCACGGCGTGTGCGTCCCTGTCGATAAGCCAAGCTAGAGGCATCATACATCTTTAAGTGAGGCATGATACCAGTGCTCTTCTCATCTGAGTTACGAATACCTAAGTGAACACCAACACCACCACCTAACATACTTAACCAGTTTGTCTCCGATAGATTATCAACCAAACCTTCTGCACTATCTTCCATATAGTTAAGAAAACAGCTAATAGGAAGTCCACGCTTACTACGACCAAAAGAAAGAATAGGAGTGCTATAACTGAGCCAATGGCTAGAACTATACTCATAAAGTCGCTGGGCGTGCTCAAGGCTGCTCGAAAAAGCCTGCGATACATAGGCAAATCTTTCTTGTGGACTGGTCTCTCCGTCCATCATGTAGCTCTCTTTCAATCGCTGAAGACCCAGCGTATCGAAGAGACTATCACGGCTCATGTTTAGTTTAATTGTCATAGGTCAAGTTTGTTTAGAGAAGAAAAAGGGTACTCGAAAGTACCCTTTGGGATATAGTTATACCAGAAATTGAAGATAATACAACCCTTAATTGTTATCATTTTCAAGAAGATATGAGACCTTATCGTATACACCAACGTATCCAACCTCATCTAAGAACACCGCAAACTGTAAGATAATCTCATGCCAATCGGAATCACCTGTACATATATACAGCATTTCTTTATTAGTTAGTACGTTGTTTTCTTTTGAAGCGTGTTCAAAAAAGTAATTGTGTTGACCATCATTCATTACTTAAACCTTTATAGTTACTTAGATGCATTCTCTTTCCTTTTCTTCCTTTCGTTCTGTGTTTTAACATTGTGACATTGACTACACAAAACTTGAAAACCATCAACCTCACAGTACATCCGTTTAATATAGATGTTCCAATCAATGAAGCCACCCTCAACTGATACAACTGGATCTATGTGATCCACTTGAACATCAGCTTGTTTGAACATGTCACCACACGCAGCACACTTGTAACGATTACTCATCTTACCAGTAGCAGGATCTAATCTTTTACCAATCAAAGCAAGATTAAGACTCTCGTATCGTGGAGGCCAGCGTCTAGACAGTGTGCGAATACCACCCTTGATGAAGCTGTTCATTCTAGCAGCTGTCCATTGACCACTGTTAAAAGGTTTCTCTGGTTTTGCTTTTGGCAATTAATCTTCCTCACGCTCTATTAGAAGCAACTCAATATCAATGTCGTTGATATCAGCACCACTAAATACATCTTGAATATTCTCACGAATAACTTCTTCAAGGTACAAAGGATCTTGAAGTGAACGAGGTAGATCTGTGTCGTTCACAAAAGCGGTGAGTCGGATGTTAATTTTCATTGTCAAAAACGTGCCGAGTTAGAAAGTTTTCAAGAACGTCTGAATGCTTCTCGTATATAAACTTCATAAGCTTCTCTCGTTCTTCTGGATACGTAGCTAAGTAATTAGGAACAAGAGTTAACAACAATGCAGTCATAGAGATTGCTGGAGATTCAAACTTTGATTCAACACCGCATGACACGATGGTTAACGTATTAGGAATCATCTTGCCTTCAGCATCTAGGTCAGGACGAAGAACGATCAGAGTGTCTCGGTCTTCAAGTTCAAAGGTATCAGTCATTCGGTGATGTCCACATTTCATTAGGTGTTCTTCGAAGCCATAGCAATCTTGCATTCTCAAGAATTCTATCTTCAGATTGGTAGGCTTCCATACAAACATTATACATATCAATCTCAGTCTCGCAACTCTTTAACATCTTCTCAGCTGTCTTAGGACCAACGCGATCAAGGCCAATGATATTGTCTGCACTGTCGCCCATCAAGATCTGCATGTAGAAAAACCTCATACCCTCATAAGGGGTGACGAAGAATTTCTCACGCTTCACAGGATTGTAATGCCAACCAGAGAACTGTTTAAAGTCTTTATCAATTGAGACGATGATGCAATCACCGTTGAGAGTTTGACCCTCAGTAGTAATTGCATCATCAGCTTCATAACCTTCGTAGATAACTGCACCCCACTCCTTAACCATATGTTCACGAACATCTTTTAAGTGACGAGGTTTAGTTTTGTTGGCACGGTTACCTTTGTATATGGCAGTGACCGCAACATCAAATCTAAAGTTAGTCTTACCAGTTAGATAGAGATCCCAATCATCGTAAAACCTATCATCATGATCCACTGACATAATGATCTCAGCAAGAGACCTGTTAGTGTTCATGATAGCCATGCTCACCTTCTCGTTTTCACAAGCGGCAGCACAGCGATAGGCTACGATGTCAGCATCTATTAAGATTTTCACAGAACGTCTTCATCATCCAGTTCTACACCACCAGCATTAACATACTCAACCAAGTCAGTAACCACCAGTCGTTTCAGCGATGGGCTGTTACCTTTCTTATTCTTGTACTTCCATTCGTAAGAGCTAACCAAAGCTTTACCAACGCTACCGTTACCAATTATCACATCAGCTGGAATCTCCATACCATCAGAGTCATGTGAGCGCATGGGGTTGTTACTCTTGCATGTGATGTACTTACCCATCTCAGGCCTCTTCTCTGAGTCTTCTGCAATAGTGATGCCCATACTTTCCAATGCTTCCACAGCGCTATCGCTTAGGTTACACAGATTGAGTTGGTACTTGCCAGACATCTCATTCAGCTTGTGTGTTTGTGCCCAGTAGATGTCACACTTAATCTTTACTTTCAAATCTTCAGTCATATAATTTCCAATCAAAATAAAGGCTATGACGTTAGCCTAATTAACGTTACCCGATGATAAGCTTCTCAGCCATGTCAACGTAGTAATTATAATCAAGGTCTTCACGATTAAAGTCCTTGACATTATTGCAAACCCACATACCCCAACCAGCTCCGATTGAAAGTCTACGTGGTTCTAAATCATCCTTCAACGGCGGCATAACCTTAACAAGATCTGCACCAGCCCTGCAAGCATAAAACCTACAGGTGTTTTGTTGAACCTGTTCTGTACCATCAGCTAATACTAGCACGAGCTTGCTACTTCTTGGCACCTTAGTACGCATCATGAAGTCGTAGTTGTCTTCGTGGTTTGTAATAAAGTTACGTATGTCAGCTCTATGTAAGATGTGTGCCTCAGCAGCCTTGCGAATAACAAGACCGCCTTGATCTTGATGCCAGCCTAGCCCTTCGTATTGGTATGCGCCCTTACGCTTAACCTTACCGTCAGTGTAAACAGCAATGTAGTTGTTCACGTCACGGACAATCATCTTACTATAGAAAGCAAACTCTAAATCTAAACCAACTTGCTTCTGCCACTCATCACAGATTATATCATAAACATCCTTCTTGTTCTTAGGAAGTTTGACAGTGATGCCGTCAGTGTTAACTTGGATAAGAGACAAGCCTTCAATACCCATCAACTTCTCTGCTAACAAACATAATGATAGCTGACCATTGATGGTGATTGACATTGTGTACTTCGAATCATAGAACGGACTGTACTGACTGTTGCTGTCACCATATACACCGTTCAATGCCAGCTTCAGCATTGCATTCTCGACAGTACCTTTGGCATAGCTTTTGCGTTGTTGGTATACGTCTTCGTAGATGTCACAAAAGCGTTCACCTAAATGCTCAGGGAATACACGGTTGGCAATGGCAATGTTTGGGTACATCGAAGCAACGTCAGCATCAATGATGAAGTGATCATCATCCTCTTCAACAGCCGCATCACTAATTGATCCATGAATGCCACCAGTACCAAAGTCGAAACGGAAACCATCGACAACAACATTCAAGTTGTCAGCGACATTCCAACACCCCCAATAGGAGAATTGTTTTTCACCCTTCTTCTTTGTCTTCAACTCAACAGCATCAATCCATCCAGCAGGGTGCTCTGCCATGAACTTTTCAACACTCTCATCACTCGGCTTGAAGAAGAACTTCTTACGCTTTGTAAGCATGTCAGCAAACGGTGCAACATCACCAAGCTCATCTTCAGGGATGCTGCTTAGCACACCCTTAGTCTCTGTGATTTCTTTGTTGCGAAACCATTCCAGCACAGATATAAACTCAGGACGTTCAAAGTCGTAGTAGTTGAACAGGCAATCACCGATGTTAATTGATTCTCGAATAGTTTGTTGAATGACACGCTTATTATTAACACGTTTGTAACAGCTACCTTCCATCTCTTCTTCAAGACGCATAATGAAATAATCTTTACCAATCTTTGTATCGTTGTGATTGATGAAGCTACGCTTATACTTGTTAGTCAGCTCTTCACGGAAAGAAAGCATTGGTAATGAGTGGTTATAAAACTTTAATGTCTCACGTACATCATGCATGTTGTATTTAAGCAATACATCTATCTGATCATCCTCAAGATTGGTGCCAACCTCATAGGGTAGATCTTCGATGGTGTCTGATCGCATATTAAACTCAATCATTTTCAAGCTAGTTGACCTAGCCCTGTTGTCGAAGTGATGAATCTTAAACAAGTCAACCTGATTAACATGCTCATCAGAAACCCTGACTATCTTTTGAAACACATTCTCAGCACCGATAACCATCTGAGCTTTCTTGTATGTGCGTACAGCTACAGCCTTACCACTGACAGTTAAAGCTTTCTCACGAACAGACAAGAGGTCATGGACAACAGGGTAGTCAAAGCCAACGTTGTTAAATCCAATCATCCTGTCCTTGTTCTTACGAAGCTTGTCAAGAAAAGACAGCAGATCAGCTACATCATTCTTACGAGTTGAGCATTCGAACGCCACTTCATTCTCACCATTGGCATCAATGGCAGAGAACGTAAACACATTCGGATAAGTTTCAATGTCATATATCCAATCCATGATCAACCAATCGAACGGAGTAGTACAAACATTGAGAATAAAAGTATAGTTGCTAGCATTTTGTTTCCTTAAAGAACGTCTTCGATTGGTTCGTATTCTAACATCCTTCCAGTTTCTTTGGTGTAGAGCAAGCTACATGCTGGCCCTGTTGTACCACTGAAACGATTCTTTAGAACACGAACGTGTGTTGTATTACGAACGGTTAAGTCTTCAGCTTGACCGTCTCTCTCTGCTCCAATAACCATATCACTAAGCTGTGCAATCGAACCACTACCTCTTAACTGAGCAAGAGATGTTGCTGCACCTTCTTCGTGTCCCCTGCCCTCAGGACGCTTAAGGTGTGACACCACAAACAAAGCAATGTTAGTTTCTTGAACCAGCATACGAAGCTTCGTCATAATCTCGTCAATAGCCTTGCGCTCATCACCACTCTCTTGTGCTGACACAATGATTGAGATGTGATCCACAAAGATATACTTGCATGACAAAGCCTTAGCCAAGTATCGCACACGATTAACGATGTTGTCAACGCTTGTGCTGCCGAAGTGATCGAATAAGAACAGACGACCAGTGCCGAGAGTAGCTTCATAAGCATCACGTCTTTCTTTGTCAGTGGTCGGTGTGTCTGGCAGGTGCATCGGAACGTTAGCAGCCAATGACATCATAGACAAGCCAGTCTTGCGAATGCTTTCCTCTAAGAACATCAAGCCAATGTTGTCGTCAATGTTCTGTAATAAATGCCATACAATTTCTCGCAACAACTGACTCTTACCCAATCCACTACCAGCAGTGATTGTCACCAGCTCACCGTGACGTATACCATAGGTCATGTTATTCAACCCTTCCCACGGATAGCTACACTGTGCTGGTTCAAGCGGTGTACTAACTAAGTCCCAAAGAGATGTACCGCTAACAATTCCATCCGGTGTGTGCTGATCAGCCTTCCACCACTGCTGAACAAATAAGTCCTTCTCTCCCCCTATTAGGAAGTCACAAGCATCCTTGTAGTTGTTCATGCCCTTGAATAGCTTACTCTTGCCACCGAACAACTCAGCAACTTCTCTCGAAGCCTTACGTCCAGCATCATCGTTGTCAAAACAAACGATGATATTCTCGAACGATGACAACCATTCATAGTTGTCCTTACAGTTTTGCAATGCAGAGCCAGCACCGTTGCGAACAGATACGCTAGGCCACTTAGACCCAGTCATCTGATAGCCAGCCATAGCATCAAACTCACCTTCGTAGATGGTTACATACTTACCGCCTGCGCTGAACAACTGCTGTCCAAATAAAGTTCCATCACTCCATTGACCTTCGCTGATAAATGTCTTGTCCTTCTTACCCCTAATCTTAGCACCAATAAACTCGTTAACGGCATTGTAATAGGGGAAGTAGTAGCTTCGATCTGTTACAACAACACCGAATGTTTCGCATGTTGAGATATTAATCTTACGGTCATTGATACCAGTGATGAAACCCGCCTCCATATCTTCTTTGACTTGCGATGGAGTTTTAGTTTGCTTAGGTTTCTTTTTAAGTTCGGTCACTTGAACAGTTCCATCGGATGGGTGATATGTGTGACAGACAAAGCACTTGCTGCTGCCGTCTTCGTTGTATGACAAGCCATCACTGCTGGGGCAAGTGAGACACTTCTGATGAGTTAATGCAAACCCCATATTCATTCCTTAAATAATGATTGAAACTCCGTCTTTAATATTGCTTTGCATTTATCTGCTACATCTCGGTGCTCTTTCTGTGTAGCAGCATCACAACGAATGTCAACGTAATGCATCCAGCTACGTAACGTACCATTCATATACATCCTACTCATTGTCAATCCTTCAGGCAGCAACTTACGCGCTACCTCTTTAGCTATTCCGTTGTTAAGCGCAGCGCCATAGACACCCCTAACCTGTGCTATTAAGGTGCGTTGCATCTCGTCCCACCACCGCTGTAGCTCCCTGTCCTCAGTTGGCAGCGAGTTCTGCCTGTTCTTATCATCCTGCAAACGCACCTCAGACAGAGCGTAGTCATTAGCCACTGCATAACGTTGACTAAATTCTTGAAACGAAAAGCTCCTATGTCTGAGTATCTGCCGAGCAATGTCTCTGGTTGTTTCAATCTCCATACATACATTCACCATTTCAAATGGAGACCAGTGTTTATTGTTAGCTAGATACTTGAGGAGCTTGGGTGCTGTTTCTTTTTTGTCTTGGTTTTCTGGGTTAGACACCCTCGCCATGTAAGCAACAAGCTCTTCACCTTGTGGTGTTGCCCATACTAGTTTAACTTTACTCATACTTCCTCGGCTTCCATTAAAAATAACAAACAACATACAGCGTGTGCAAGGTGGGGTAGTCCACTCTCACCATCAATAACTTCCCCTTTACTGTACGCTGTCATGTGCCTGTAAGCAGCAGCCTGATAGCGTAGGTGCAAGTTGTCAACCTTTTTCCAATTGTGTCGGTCATACTTCTTAGCACCGAACGTCAATACCTTCACCACTTCATCCACCGCATTGAATGGCAGCAGTGTGTAGTCTGGTTTATCGTTGTCATACTTAACACCATTAATTATTTCTTTCGATGATTTTTGTTGCTTCATGTTATGTCACACCATTCTTCTCTTTAACTAAATGGTAAAACCTTATTAACTCTTTGTCATACTTACTAGCCCAGTCCACTACCTCACCCTCTGGCTTCCAGCTTTCATTTTCCCACATACTAAACCCAGCTTCTTCAGCAAGGTCTTTAATCTCCTCTGTGAACTCTAGGTCAGCTTCATAATCAGGGGCTAGCTTTTTAGCTAGCCCTATCCCTTCCTTTATAGCAGTGAGTATACCTAACCGCGTCAAGGCCGCTAGTGCCTCTGGTGGAAAGTCAAACTGGTAAACAGCACTGCCGTCCACATTCTCACGTAATAGAGTTACGTTGCCCGTTCCTTCATCATTCATCAATCCATCCTCCAAAATAGTCAATAATAATATCATCATCACATATTGTTAATCTAAAGTCCATAAGTCACCTTCTCTTTTGCACCAGACAGCTTTGCCATCTTTGTTAATAAATCATTTAACGGCTCTAACATCATAACCCTACAACAGCTAAGTGTAATGAGGCTGAACTCAGTACCGCTATCACTCTCTTCCACTCTGTTCAAATACTTATCAAAGAACTCTTTAACAAGCCCTTGCAGTATTAAAGCATCCTCTTCATTACGCATCTCAGCGCCTATCTCTTCATAGTCCATCACCACTCGCTTTCATCGGCGACATTAACAGTCATCGTAGTACAGAGACCATTGTATATTGTTACCCAACTCATTGTTATGATAGACCCGATACCTGAGCTGCTATCACATTCAATTGTTATGTCAGACACAATGTTGTTTAGTTCTACAACCTCGTTAATCTTCTCTACATCCCTAGGTAGTATTGTCACTTTAGCCATTTTTTACTCCTTGTTTTAATGTGAATTATTGCGTGTAGGTAGTAGTTGTGCGTCCCTTGCGTCTTGTCATGCATGTCTAGCAGTACGCCGAAGATGCGCTCACGCTCGGCTTCAATCTCTCTCTGCATATACTCAACCGTCACCGTACCGAACTGACTTGGCTGGTTCTCAGGGTCGGTGATGGCCTGCTTGATGGACTCCAACTCTGAATGAAGGCGGCGCAGTTCGTCAGCATCTGTGACAATTCGCTCAGTCATGTGTTGCCTCTTGCACGCACGCCGGCGGCGCACCAGTTTGCGGCAACCATCTCAGCGGCATCGTCTGCGTGTCTGTAACGTGCCACGATTTCGTCACACACCTTTGCACATGCCTCACGCTCTGCCTCGACCACCTCTTCAACGCACACTTGCCACAACTGTGAATGCTTGTTGTTGTAGTTGTCCCTGACAAGGGCGGCAAAATGCTCCAAGTCCTCAATAACCAAGCTGTGTTCTTCTATATTCATGTGGCAGTGAAGCTCCGCCTTTTTTGCCATGCGAATAATGTCATCGCGGGTCATGTGTTCTTCTCCTTGATCATCTTAGTCTGTGCCTCCAACTTTATACAGCTCTTCTTCTTGCTCTGCTATGTCACGTCTGATTCGCTCCGACACCTTCACTGCATCGTGGATAATACAGCTAACAACTTGTTGTTGATCCTCAAGTGACATCGTTGTCATTGTAGTGTGTGATGCTATGTCTTGTTGCAATATTTCTAAGTAGTTCATTGTGTTTCTCTATGTCTAGTTTAAGTTC